GCCCTTTAATTGCTGTAGGCTCGGCTGTTACTTTACTTGGTAGATCATTAAGTATATTCTCTAACAGAGAAAGAGATGCACAAACTCTTTTGCAAGGTCTACAAAATTTAGGACAAGGTCAACATACTTTAGACCAGTTAACAGAGGCTGCAAATAAATTTGGAAATGCAACTTTATTTAGTCAAGATGATTTTACAAGAGGCTTTGCTTTACTAACAAGTTTTAGAAATATAGGGGTTGATGCTTACGAAAAAGTTGCTGAACAAGCAGCCAATATTGCGCAAATAAACAATGTTGATGTTAGTACATCTTTTATGCAATTAGCAAAAGCATTGCAAGATCCTGAAAGAAACCTTTCAAACTTAAACCGATCTGGTATTGCTTTTAGTAAGGAGCAAACAGAAGTAATTAAAAAGTTAATGAAAACAAATCAAGTTGCAAAAGCACATGAAATGATTTTAGATATTGTCAAGGAATCTTATGACGAAGCAGCTATTGCTGCTGGAGAAGGGTTTGCTGGTAATCTTGATAAGTTAGGGGAAACTTTTGATGATTTAAGTGAAAGTATAGGTAAAGGACTTTTGCCTGTATTAGATCCAGCAGTAAAAGCTATCACTGCTCTGTTAAATTTCCTAAATTCAGAGGGTGGACAAGCAACCGCAATAATAGCTGGTATTGCTTTGGCCGCAAAAGGTATTTCTGTTGTAATACCCTTGGCCGCTACTGGGTTGGCTAATTTTGTTGTATCAGCACAAGCTGCAGCAATATCATCTGCTTTGGCAGCAACTGGTTTAAAAGGTATGGCCGCAGCAAGTTTCTTAGCAGCTGGTGGTATATCAAAAGCAACTATTGCAGTTCATGCTTTTAAATTAGCGGTGGCTAAAACTGGAATTGGTGTATTAATAATTGGTTTAGGATTTTTAGCAGCAGCTTTACTAAAAGCAAATAATGAACAAAGAGAATTTAATGAACTTTTAGAAACAGGTTCGGCTGCAGATATAACTGCACAGATAAATGCAACTCAGAAAGAAATAGAGAAATTAAATACAGAATTAGAAAATTTAACAGTAGGTGGTCATACAGGAAGAACAACCGAGGATAGACTTGAAAAGGAGATTGAAGAGTTAATTGAAAAAGCAGGCGAACTTGATATTGCTCTTACTGAAGCAATAGAAAGAGAAAGAGTTGCTAAATTTGATAATCAATTAAAAAATATAGAAAATGCAAATGCTGAATTACGAAAACAACTTATTATTGACAAAGAAGCAAATGAACTGAATAAAATTAGAAAAGAAAGTGAATTGGCAATACAAGCCATTATTGATGAACATGGTGTTGTAAGAGGCCAAGAATTAATTTTGTTAGAGCAAACTAATTTAGAATTAAGAGAAGCAAAACTCGAACAAGATAGAATTACTGAGGCAGCAAAAGAAACAAAACGAGTAATGGATCAATTAGGAGACTCTATTGCTACTGGTATATCAGATGCTCTGGTGGATGTTGTAATGCAAACAAAATCAGTATCAGAAGCAGTAAATGCTTTATTAAATGATATAGCAAAACAGTTTTTGCGACTTGGTATAAATACTTTTTTATTTTCAGCTTTTGGTGGAGAAAAAGGGATATTTAAAAACTTAGATACGTTTGCTGAAGGTGGGCGACCACCTGTAGGCAAAATGTCATTAGTAGGCGAAAAAGGACCAGAATTATTCATACCAGATACCGCTGGTACAATTATCCCTAATAATGCATTAGGTAGTGGTGGAGGTGGAAATGTAGTTGTTAATGTAGCTGTAGATGCCTCTGGTAGTTCTGTAGAGGGAGAAGAGGAAGAGGGCAGACAATTAGGTAGGCTTATTGCTGCTGCAATACAATCAGAAATAGTACAACAGAAAAGACCCGGAGGTTTATTAGCATAATGGCAACATTTCCTTCTATATCACCTACTTATGGTACAAGTAAAAAAAATGCACCACTTACAAGAACTGTTAGATTTGCAGATGGTTATGAACACAGAATTTTTTTTGGATTAGCTGAAAATCAAAATCCTAAAATTTATAATCTTACATTTAATGTTTCTGAAACTGATGCAGATACAATTGAAACATTTTTAGATGCTCGTGCAAATGACCAAGCAAGTTTTGATTTTACTCCACCAGAGGAAAGTTCAGCAAAAAAATTTGTATGTGAAAAGTGGACTAAAAATATTTACTATAACGATAGAGCAACTATTTCAGCTACATTTCGAGAAGTGTTTGAACCATGAGTACTGCTCCTATTATTACTGATCTGCAAAAGATCAACCCTTCAGCAATAATTGAATTATTTACACTTGTTACCACAACAGCATTACATGGATCAAATACAACTTATAGATTCCATGCTGGTACAAATCTTAATTCAAACGCAGATATAATTTGGGCTGGTAATACCTATACAAAGATGCCAATACAGGCTGAAGGTTTTGCATATCAAAATGGACAACTACCTCGCCCAACCCTTACTGTTAGTAATGCAATAGGAACAATTTCTGCAATTTTAGCAATTGTTAATGCTACTACTACAGGTAATGACCTTACAGGTGCTACTGTAACAAGGATTAGAACTTTGGCACGTTATATTGATGCTGCCAACTTTTCTGGGGGTAGTAATCCATTAGGCACACCAGATCCTACAGCAGAGTTTCCGCAGGAAATTTATAAGATAGATAGGAAATCAGCAGAAAACAGAGAAATTGTTACTTTTGAACTAGCTGCTGTGTTTGATCTTGCAGGGGTTAGAGCGCCTAAAAGACAAGCAACTCGATCTATATTTCCCTCTATTGGTACATTTAACGCATGAATTGGAAGGAAGAAGCACTTGTTCATGCAAAAGACCAAGACCCGAAAGAATCTTGTGGCCTGTTATTAAATATTCGAGGAAAAGAAAGATATTATGCCTGTCGTAATCTTTCAATGACAGACCATCAATGTTTTATTATTGATCCAGAAGATTATGTAAAAGCAGATAATACAGGGGAAATAACTGCTGTTGTTCATAGCCACCCTGTAACACCTCCTGCACCTAGTCAAGCAGACCAAATAGCTTGTGAACAAAGTAATCTTCCGTGGCATATTGTTAATCCTAAAACAGAACAATGGGGATATTGTGAACCTTGTGGATATAAACCACCTTTACTCGGTAGACCTTGGGTTTGGGGTGTTACTGACTGTTGGAGTTTAGTAAGAGATTGGTATAAAGAAGAAAAAGGTATTAAACTTAGAGATTGGGATAGACCAACAACACCAGAAGAATTTATTTTAAATCCCATGTTTGAGCAATGTGCTTGGCGAACTGGTTTTAGACAACTAAGACCAGATGAAAAAACAATAGATGGCGATTTATTATTTATGTCTATTGAATCTGTTGGTTTAAACCATGTAGCTATTTTTTTAAATGGAGATGTTTTACATCATTTAACAGATAGACTATCTTGTAAAGAACCTTATTCTCAATGGTTATTAAAATGTACTGGTGGGAGGTACCGTTATGTTTCGTAAATTAAAACTTTATGGTGAGTTAGCAGAGTTTATCGGACATAAAGAATTTGAGGTAAAGGTAAATTCAATATCTCAGGCAGTAAGTTTTCTCGTATGTAACTTTCCAAAATCACAAGCATATATAGCAAAAAGGTCTTATAAAATTTTAGTTGGTGATTATGAAGTAGGTAAAGATGAATTAGCCCATCCTATAGGACAATCTGATCTACATTTTGTTCCTGTAATAGCTGGTGCTGGTGGCCGTACTGGTAGATTTATTACAGGAGCAGCACTTATTGGTGTAGGTATTCTTTCTGGTGGAACAGGTTTTGCTTTAAATGCAACACAAGGAGTAGGTTTTTTTGGCGGTAGTTTAGCCGCTACAGCAGGTAATGTAGGTGTACTTTTAACTCTTTCTGGAGTTGCTGATTTATTAACTCCAATACCAAAAACACCTGATTTTTCCTCTGAACAAGATCCTAGATTATCATTTAAATTTAGTGGTTTACAAAATACATCAAGAGCAGGTACACCCGTTCCAGTTGTTTATGGTGAAATATTTACAGGAAGTGTTGTAATAAGTGCAGGTGTTGATACTGAACAGGTAAGAGCATGACAAAGAATCCTAAAATTATCAGAGGTGCTGGTGGTCCACCCCCACCCTCTGCTCCACCCCAACCAACAAGAACACCTGATACTTTACATAGCAGACAATTTGCTACATTGATGGATTTAATATCAGAAGGAGAAATAGAAGGTTTTGCGACTGCTTCTAAGGCTGGTTTAACAAAAGGTACAACTGCATATAATAATGCTGCCTTAAAGGATATATTTTTAAATGATACAGCTATTTTGCAATCAACTGCCAGTAATACAAGTCCTGCCAGTACAGATTTTAATTTTCAAGATATAACTTTTACACCAAGATTTGGTACGTCAAATCAGGAACATATTAGTGGAATAGAAAGTAGTGAGTCAATTAATTCTGTAGGTGTAACTGTAACAAATTCTACCCCTGTAACCAGAACAATATCTAACTCTGATATTGATGCTGTAAAGGTAACAGTAACTTTTCCACAAATGCAAGTTGCAACTGATGGTGGGGATTTACTTGGAAGTTCTGTTAATCTTCAAATTCAAATCCAATATAATAGTGGTGGTTTTTCAACCCTAATAGACGATACTGTAACTGGTCGTACAGCTGATGCTTACCAAAAAGAATATCGTATAAATCTTACTGGTTCTTTTCCTGTTGATGTAAAAGTTGTAAGAGTTACCGCTGATGCTTCCTCCGCTAGTACAGTAAATTCTTTTCAATTTACAAGTTTTACTGAAATTGTTGACGATAAACAAACTTATTTAAACAGCGCATATACGTCATTAAGATTTGATTCACAGCAGTTTAGTTCTATTCCATCAAGAAAATATCGAATTAGAGGAATTAAAGTAAGGATTCCGGGTGCAGGTGCAAATAGTTCGGGTACACCAACAGTAGATAGTACAACTGGTCGTATTGTTTATCCTGATGGCTATGTTTTCAACGGAGTAATGGGTGCAGCAACATGGTGTTCATGCCCTGCAATGATACTTCTTGATCTCTTAACAGATACTCGCTATGGATTCGGAGATCATATAACAGATAGTTCTCTTGATCTGTTTTCTTTTGTTACTGCAAGTAAGTTTGCCAATACTTTAGTTGATGATGGATTTGGGGGACAAGAGGCTCGATTTAGCTGCAATGTAAATATTCAAAACAGTAATGAG